CCGATTCAGCAGAACCTAAAAGCATTGAAGAGATTTACCGGATGGGATGGAATGTGAAGCCCGTGGTGAAGGGTGCTATCAATCTAGGGATAGACATCATCCGCAGATACAACCTTTATGCAACGGAAGGAAGCTACAACCTGATCAAGGAACTAAGGAACTACAAGTATATCGAAGACAAGAATGGGCAGATGACCAATAAGCCCGTGGATAATTTCAACCATGCCTTGGATGCCTTGCGCTATTCCGTGGTGAATAAGATCTCGAATAGTCATCTAGGGAAGTACTCCTTCAGATAGATACATCAAACCAAAAAAATATATTTAAAACTATGTGGGATAAATTGACTGTCGGGCAATTCATTAGCCTGTACGATATCGAGGCAAACGCTAACCTGAACATAATCGAGAAGCAGCAGAAAATGCTTGCAATCGTGGATGGAAAGGATGAAGAGTACTATGATGATTTCAAGTACAGGGATCTGATGCATGAGTACGCTGAGAAGTTGGCTTTCTTTGATAACATTCCAGATACCAAACCTGTAGACTATTTGCAGGTAGGTGAGAATAGGTATAAATTCTGCTATGAACTACACGAGATCACGGCAGGGCAGTACATTGACATCCTAGCCTTTAGTGGGGAGATCATGCAGTTGAATAAGATTGCTGCCTGTTTCTTTCTGCCAATGCAAGGAGACAAGTATCAAGGCTATGGGGTAGTTCCTCATGATGTGGTAGCGGATGATTTGCTAGGGGCAAAATTCATAGAAGTATATAGCTGTATGCTTTTTTTTTGTCAATTATTCAGCGAATTAATAAGCAGTACCATAACCTTCTCAATGGAGAATCAAAAGATGGCGGAGAAGGTAGTCCGTTTATGGCAAGGTGGGGGTGGGTATTTAGCACTAAGCAGGTCGCAGACTTCCAGAACATAACAGTAAACGAAGGCTACGAATTGAGGGTGATCGAGTACTTGAATACCCTAGCATATTTGAAGGACTTAAATAAGGATAAAGAAGCGCAGTACAAGAAATGGCAGTTGCAACAAAAGCTAAAGTAGCGAACCTAGTAATAGGTGGAAGAAAACTGAATCCTAGCGAGTATGTCGCAAAGGTGGAAGGTACGCTTGTGGCAAATGTCAAGAATGCGATGGAAAAACTAGGGATCAATCTAGTAGATAACCTAGCCAAATATTCTCCTGCCGATCAAGGGAAACTAGCATCTTCCTTTTCTGTTCTTGGTGTAAGCGAAACTAGGACAGGATACAGGCTTGAAATAAAAATAGGGGTAGACTATGCCGACTACATAGATAAGGGTGTGAAGGGTATCCAAAACAAGCGGAAGACCTATAAGAATGATGATGGTAGATTCTACCAATTCAAAACATACGGGATGCCTGTCGAAGCCTTGAAGCAGTTGGAAGGATGGATGCGAAGAAAGAACATGGAGATTGAAGCTACCAACCTAATCGAGGGTCGCAATATGCTACCACAAATTTCAAGTAGTGCCAAGAGACTAGCCTACTACATCAAGAAGTATGGTATTGAAGGAAGGCAGTTCATCAAGCAGTCAATAGATGAAGCTACTCCGGAGTTCAATGTCGACATTCAAACCATTGGAAGTGATTCACTAATTTTAAGAATAAGCAAATGATAACCCTAGTAGAACCTAGCATTGACATCCTTCCTGCATTCAACAGGATCAACTATACGATCAGCAGCACGAACTCAGAAGAGGTGGGCTTCAAGTATGTAGTGAAAGTCTACAATTCAGATGATGAATTGGTAACTACTGCCTACTATGACAGCCCGGCTGATCCTTCCGAACCGGTGGAGTTCGATGTCTCCAAATATGTCTGTGTAGATTTTAGCTACAGCAAAGGGTTCTATGAGACGGCTACTTCTTCATCTTCTACCAATGCGATAAAGGCATACTACCTCAAGTGCTATGAGTACTATGAGGTAGGCGGTGAGTTCGTGATCGTTCTTGCTAGTGAGGTAGTGAGTGAAACTAAGTATGCTTTTGCAGGGGCTTTGCCTTTGCTCGAGTTGAAAAATTGGTACGCAGATATAGAAGAATATACAGGAAGCTATACTGGTGAATCTTTTAAACCTTACAAACCATTAACGGATTGGACAAATATTAAAATGAGGGAAACAGATTCCCAAATTTTTGCCTTTATAAATTTAGGATATATCATTCGTTTTGAGATTGAAGTAACATATAAAAACGGAACTTCTCAGACTTATAATGTAACTCCTTCGGCTGTATCAACTCCTAGCTTTACATATTTAAAGGTCACACCAATTACATACGGGGCTAATGTTTCTGAAATTTTTATTAGAATAGTTTGGAGCAATAATGGTGGCACAATAATAAATGGTTCAGGATTTGCTAATATTTATATCCAATCATGCGGAAAATACGATCCGATGCGGATAGCCTACCTGAACAAGTACGGGGCTTATGACTTCTTCAACTTTGATCTAGTGAATAAGACTACATTCCAGATCGAGAAGAAAGGCTATGAAAGAAACTACAGCGGTGATATTTATGAGGCTAATGGGATCGTGGTCAAGAATGTGAACCCGGTATATTTCACAAAGGAAACGCAGAATTGGAGAATCATTTCGGACTATTTGAATGATACCCAAGCCGAACTAATCAGGCAGCTATACTCTTCCCCATTGGTCTATTTGAACTTGGTGAATGATAACTATATCACTCCTTCTTGGATTCCTGTAAAGCCAAATGCTACCACCTATGAGGTAAAGAAGACGGCTTCAGATAAGTTATTTAATCTTGAATTGGATGTCGAGTTTCAACTTCTAAACAATAGACAGGTAATATGAGTGCTAGACTATTTGTAGAAGGGATCGAAGCGGATACCCTTGGGGATATTGATGTAGATTTCACCTTTTCGGTTTCGGACATTAGCGATATCGAAAGGAGAAATACTTCCTATTCCAAGACTATCACCCTACCAAGCACGGCAAAGAATCAGCAGCTATTCGGGAACATCTTTGATATTTCGGTCAATAATGATTTCTATGAAGAAGATGCTAACATAGGGGTGAACTTCAACCCGGCAAAGCAGGCACAGGCTCAAATCTTCCTAGATAATGTCAAGATATTTGACGGGGTTCTAAGGATGATGAAAATCAACTCTTTGGAAGGGGATATCATCTATGAGGTCAATGTCTTTGGCAGACTTCGGGACATCCTTCATGAACTAGGGGATAAGACTCTAGCGGATCTAAATTTTGCAGACTATGACCATGTCTGGAATAGAACCAATATAGAAGGTTCTTGGAATCGTTTTGAATGGGTAGAGGGAGAAGATAACTATGTCTATCCTTTGGTAGATTACGGCTACTCTGTTGACTCTATTTCCTACCCAATTAGGAACTTCAAGCCTGCTGTATTTGTAAGCGAAATTCTCAAGCGGATCTTTGCGGAAGCCAACTTCCAAGTGACAGCACCTTTCTTCAGTAGTTTCTATTTTAGAAAGCTACTTTTGATCACGGCAGAGAAAACAATCACACGGGAAAGCACTACCCTACTCAATCAAAATCCTAACCTTTATCAAGCAGAGATCACGAATGATCCTGACTTCTCCCATATCCTAGTTTTTAGTAATGTAGAGGCTTCAGGATTTACAATTCAAAACGGAGGGACTAGATTTAGATGGACAAAAACCCAATCTTTAAACACGGGATTGAACTTGAATCTTAGGATTTCTTTTGAGGCATTGCAAGGTTATACAGATAATGTCTGGACTGTCTCTGTTCTGAAGAATGGATCAGAAATTTTGTATGCTTCTAGGAATGTTTCCTTCATTTCTGCCGGGCAGGTATTCACTTGGGATGTAGCTATCTCAGGCGGTGTAGATTTAGCGACTAATGACTACTTCGAGATCAGGCTGACAGGCGAACCACAAGGAGGCGGAGGATTCGGAGTGAATATTGAAACCGAAGTGATCATTCAACCTACAGGATCTTTCAAGATCGGGAACACTGTACCCGTGGCGGTAGAACTTGAGGAAGGGGATACCATGAAAATCCAGTACACTTTGCCAAAGTCAATGAAGCAAAGGGATTTCTTGAAGTCTATTATTTCGATGTACAATTTGTATGTGACTCAAGATAAACTGCGGACAAATGTCCTAGAGATTATCCCATACAATGACTTCTATAGAACCTTCAAAGATGAAGCGATAGATTGGTCTGATAAGCTAGATCAAAGCCAAGAGATTTCAATCACTCCGCTATCCGAATTGACAGCGAAGGAATACAGATTGACCTTTGATGATGATGCAGATTATTGGAGTACTTCATACAAGACCAAATTCAATCAAGCCTACGGGGAAAGTAGAACGATCATTGACAATGATTTCGTGCTAGATACCAAGACTGTAAAGGTGGTCTTCAGTCCTCCTATAATGCGTGAGCAAGTGCCGGGGCAGATCATGATCCACCTTTATAAGGTTGAGAACGGGGTCAAAGTACCTGACAACTTCAAGCCTAGAATAGCTTATTGGAAGCCACAAGTAGAATGCACTTCTTGGAATATCACCTATGCTTCAGGGAATGTGGCATATACTAACTATCCCTATGCAGGTCACTTGGATGATCCGAATACACCTTCTACGGATGTGCTTTTCGCTAACCCAAGGGAAGTCTATTTCTCGATTGGTGTTTATCCGGGGGTAAATTTGTACACCGAATATTATCAAGGCTTGATTACTGCGATAGGTGACAGAAATAGTAGGCTTTTGGAAGGGTATTTCTACCTAACTCCTACCGATATTTCAAACCTTGATTTTAGGACTATTGTCAAGGTAGGTGTTCACTACTTCCAACTTGAGAAGGTGGACAAATACAACCCGATTGCGAACGGGCTTTCTTACGTTTCCCTATTCAAGATCCTGAGAAATGTAAGCCCTGTGGACTATGACTACATCCTTCTTGAGAATGATGCCTATATGCTACAGGAAAACGGAAGTTCTAGATTTTATATTTAATCGATATGGCAGATAAGAGAA